GCCGTGGGTGTCGGGGTTGCGTAGTCCGCGCTGTTCACTCATCGCAGCCCCGCATCCTGATCGGCCGCGTGACACTGACAGCCACACGGCCCACCGAAACACGACGCGTGCTTACCGTCCCGGCAGTCCGGGTCGATCACAGGCTCAGCCATCAGAACCCACCGGGCGGTATACGCGTTTCGGATACTGGTTCGACGTTCGCAGCCGCGACTGCGACCAGCCAACCGGCCTCATCACCTTCTGCCGGACACCCCACAGCATCACCGGGCCCATCGCCCGCGGCTCATGCGTTACCACACCTTCAGGGATCTCCTCGGTCACATCCTCGCTGGTGAAATCATCCCCACGCGCCGCGACGCGAACCAGAGCCTCCTTCGCCTCGTCGATCCACGCCGGATTCGCGTTCTCCTCGACCCACTGCATCGCCAGCTGCTTGCCGCGCTTAGCGATGGCCCCGTCGTCACTCATCGCCCACGAACCGTACGTAGATCGTCATGCGGCCCGTGTCACCCTCCGGACGCTCCTTGACCTCCCAGTCGCCCTCCCGGAACGCCTGGTAGCGCTTCGCGCGGATCGCGTGCAGCACCCCCGGGGCGCAGTCCGGCACCTCTGCCCACACCCCCGGAGACTCCTGGCAGGCCTCCGCGACCTGCCACCAGCGCTCACCCCGACGACGCGCCTGCGGAGGCTCACCCTTGATCATCCGAAAACTGTCAGACCCGTTACGAGAAACATCAACCTTTGCCATACCGTCACAATACTGTGTCCGGTTACCGCGAAACGCAGCGACACGATGTCATCATGTGTCGCATGAGGCGCCCATGAGAAGAATCCTGGCTACCGACGTCGAATGGATGGACGACGCCGCCTGCACAGAACACCCCAGCGAATGGTGGACAGACACCGCCACCATACGAGGCCCCCGCGCCTGGCGATCATCCAAGAACAGACAAGCCCAAGAGATATGCCGGACATGCCCAGTCCTCGCCGAATGCGCCATCTACATCAGGCACATCGAACCACCCGCCATGTACAGCTGGGGCATCTACGCCGGCCTACGACCAGACCAACGCAACCGCCGCTACTCAGTTGCCTGAACGACGCGCCTTCTGATCCCGGTACAACATCCGGCCGCCCTGCACCGCACCAGCAGCACCCAAACCAATCGCCGCCACACCCTGCGCCTTACGCCCCGACGACGCCCAGGCGCTACGCACCGCATGCAAATGCAAATCGTCCGCAGTCCGCAGCATCTTCTTCCGCCCACGCGGCGTCCGATACCACCGGCCAGCCCGCCGCCGCTCATTCACCTCAGCAGCCTTCAACCGCGCCGCGTCCTGCGCATGCGCCTGGCTCGCCTTGAAATCACGCGGCGACAACGCCACCCCACCAGCGCTACCCGCCAGCAACGCCCCACCAATCGCCGAGTTCGACCGCCACCCCGTACGACGCTCACCGTCAGCAGCCTTGTTCACCCGCCGGCGCTCCAAGCCCACACCCACACCAGTACCCACCAGGCCCGTGCCACCCGCAGCCATCCCCGCGTACTTCTGCCCCTGCGACAACTGCTCCCAGCCGCCACGAGCCGCATACCCCACCTGCGTCCCCAACGACTTCCCCGCAGCCACCGGGGCGTTCATCACCTCGAACGGCTGCTGCGGCTTCGACGCCTCCCAGCCACCCTTCACCCCGCCCATGACCTTCTTCGCCGTCGACTTCACCGCCGACAACACCGGCCTCAACGACACCTTCGACACGTACTCGTCGTCGAACGACTTCTCCACCGGCTTACGCCGCGAATCCCACGTCTTGTACCCCAAGTACCCCAGGCCCGCACCCGACGTCGTAGCACCAGCCACCTGCGCACCCCTCACCGCACGCTGCCGCACCAACCCCGACGCACCCTCATCACCGAACCGCTCCATCACCGACGACGCCCTCGCATCCGCACCAGCCTTCTTCTTCGCCGCGGCCTGCGCCGCCGAAGCCCTACGCCGCGACGCCTCCAACGCCTTCGCGTCCCACGGAGTCGCCGACGGCACGCTCCCCGCAGCGCGACGCACACCCGCCCTGGTGTCCACCACCGACCCCACCTGCGACGGCTTCACCCGCTTGCCGCCACCAATCCTGATCGTCGGCACAGTCGGCTTCGGCGCCACATGCTCACCAACCTCACGCACCATCCGGGCAGGAGCAGTCAGCGACAGCTTTGACACATACTCGTCGTCACGCATGCCCCACATGCTAGAGCCTCCCGCCATCACACGCCGATCTACGGCTTCGACAACTTCCGGCGCTTCGACTCCACCTTCGCCCGGAACTCAGGAGTCGCCATCTTCCGCCGCAACCCACGCCGCTGCAACGCCGTCCCACCCTCGAACCCCGCCAAACCCACACCCGTACCCACCGCAGTACCCACAGCAGCCTTACGCCACGACGGTGAACGGCCCATCGACGCAAGCGAACCGCCCATCAGCGCAGACCCCGCAACTCCCACCGGAATCACCTTCCGCTGCTGACGCTTCACACGCTCACTATGCGCCGCCGTGCGCCTCTCCCACTCCTTCTCCGACCACGGCCGGTACGCCGACTTGAACACCTGAGACTCCGCAGCCCAGTACTCCGCAACCTCACCCAACGTCGCCACCGTCACACCTCCACACCAAACACCGGAACAACACCCTCATCCAACACAACCCCGGCACCATTCGCGTCCGTGCGCTGCCGGAACTGATACGACCAGCGCGACGCCCCAAGGCGCACAAACAACGCCCCATAGTCGCTGAACTGGCCGAACGACCGGCGCACATTCGACGACCGCAACGAATACTTCTGGTTCTGCCCGCCACACCCCACCACGAAATACATGAACCCGTCCGGCTGATCGAACAGAGGATCGGCCGACGTCCCCTGCGACTTGATCTTGTCCCACCGCTGGTAGTTGTGATCGTGCGCCAGAATGATCGCCTGACAGCGGCCCGTCCCCTGCAACAGCTGCACCATCGCGTCGTAGTTGTTGTCATCCGACACCGACCCACTCGACCCATCAGTCCACCTGGGATGATGCCAACTCGCAATGATCGGCCTGCCCGGATGCGCCGCCAAATCCTTCTCCAACCACTGCAACTGCGCAGACCCAGCCGCGGCCACACTCGCCGACGTCGAGTTCAAGAAGTACCAGCGCCACCGGCCGAAGTTCTTCGCGTGATACCCACGAAACGGCACACCCGCGCGCAACCCCGCATACGTGTAGAAGCCTCGGCCGTCATTCACCGTCCACGCTGTCGCGTTGGCCGGCAGATCCGCCGACAACGCAGAACTCAACGTCACCACATTCCCGTCAATCGCCGCCACCGTCTTCGACGTCCCCGTCATCAACACCGGATTGCTCGGATTGAACGTGATGAAGTTCCCCACACCCAGCCCAGTAGGAACACCCGTCAACGTCACCTGCGAACTACCCGCCGAACCACCCGACACCACCGTCACCGGGTCATCCCGCCACCCATCCAAACAACCCGCCAACTCGTGATTTCCCACACAGAACAACGTCCGATCCTTCAACTGCCCGAACGTGCGGTCATACTCCGACTCGAACATCTCCAACGCACCGTTGTCGTAGCAGTTATCCCCCAACGCCACGTAGTAGTCCGGGTTGTTCCGCAAGATCAGCTGCGCCACCGACGCATGCTGCGCATCAGCCGTCGTCCCCACGTTGTTCGCGTCAGCAACCATGTCCCCCAGACACGCCACCAACACACCCTCCGTGTTGGCCATGCCATCCACAGAAGGCTGAGCAGCCACCCACTCGGAGCGGCCCATCAGACAAGCACCACACCGACACGCGGCACCGACACCGCATAGCCGAACCCCGTCCCAAGACGTGCCGGGAACGTACTGCGCAACGTCGACCCGTTCTGCGCCGTCGAACACACATACCCACACGCCGACGAGTTCGTCGCCGACACCGTGCCATCCACCGCCACGAACTGCGACGGCGTGTTCACCGACCGTATCGCCGCAGACGACCCCGCCTCAGCCTTCAACGCAACCCACATCAACCCCTGGCTGGTCACCGGCGATGCGAACGTCACCGTCTTCAACCCGTTCGTGTCACACCCCACAGTGCCGTGATCCAGCAGCGCCCCCGGATACACCGAACCCGAATCCGCATACAACCCCAGACGCGCCACCGAACTCGCCTCACCCGTGGTCACCTCCACCACCAGGCCCTCAATGTTCGCCCCCACCGGCAACATGATCGGCGCCACCCGCGACGCCCCCACACCAATCGACGTGAACGTCGTCGTGTTCGTCGCACCCGTCGGGAAGTACACCGCATCCGCAAACGCCGGCGGCACAGGAGTCGACGACGCCAAATCCCACCCCGCATCCGCAGGCGGCACCGCAGTCCCCGACACCACATTGCCGTTACACGCATACAGCGCACCCGCGAACGACACCCAATCCCCAGCGCTGTACGACGTGCCAGACACCCACTCGCCCTGGTACACGAACGACACCCCATCAACCCCGGCCGTGCCCGTGATCAGAACACCAGACCCCCAACCGCCAGCCGACTTCGGCCCATACAGCCGCAACGTTGCCGTGTCCAGATAGAAGTCATCCACCGACCCCGTACCCGCCGACGGCACACCCTCACCATGCAGCAGCTGCGCCCCACCACCAGCACCCCCGCCAAGGCCCTGCACCTGGTCGTACAAGTCGAGCATGAACTTTGCCGCATAGTCAGGGCGGCGCAACGCCTTCTTCTGCTGATTCCTCAAACCCATGGCCCACAGGCTAGTGCCGATACGATCACTGCACACGACAATGGAGGGTCGTCACATGACCAAACACACCATCACCATCCCCGGCATCCCCGCACCCCAAGGCAGCAAACGACACGTCGGCGGGGGCCGCATGATCGAATCCAGCAAAGCCGTACGCCCCTACCGAGACAGCATCATGACCGTCGCCCGCGACGCAGGCTGGCACATCGACCCCATCCTGGTCGGCCCCATCCGCGTCAACATCATCTTCCGCATGCCCCGACCCGCCAGCCACTACGGCACCGGACGAAACGCCGGGAAACTGAAGAACAACGCCCCCATCTACCACGACAAAACCAAAGACGTCGACAAGCTCTGCCGCTCCGTACTCGACGCCCTCACCCAAGCCGGAGTCTGGAAAGACGACGGACAAGTCGCACACCTCTCAGCCATCAAGGTCTACGGAGACACCCCCGAAACCGTCATCACCCTGCACCGCATCCACACATGACAACAGGCGCCCCGGGCCAAGGAGAAACCCGGAGCGCCTGCCGCAACAACCAACCGAAAGGGTAGCCCCAGCCTACCCCCGGCTGTCCCGCTCCTCCAACATCTCCGCCATCGCGTCCATCCCGTCCTCCAACATCCGAGACGCCCCCTGCACAAACACGTCAATGTCCTTACCGCTCGACCCACCCGTCATCCGGAACTTCAACACCGTCGCACCATCCGGAGGAGCCCACGACATCTCCACGTACTCCCCCGTCACAGCCTCCACCCTGAACTCGAGCTCCACCAGCGCATCCGGCGTCACACCATCCGCCAACGAAATCACCCGGTCAGGGCGCTGCTGCTCCTTGTCCTTCATCCAGTCAGGCTTACCCGTACCCATCAGCCCTCCACCCCCAACGCTCGCGCCGTCGAACACGGATACACACACGCCCCGAACACCCCACCGGAAAGCCGGTCACACTCAGCGCAATACGTGAACCCCGGCCCCTCCACCTCACGATGCAACTCCCGCACCGCCTGGACATACCCGCGCAGCCGCTGCACCTGCTGATGCAACACCCGCTCGTTCTCCAACACATCACCGATCGACCGCTCAGTCATTGCCCACACCGCCACGCCACCGCATACACGGCCAGCATCGTCCCGAAGAACACACACCACGTCACCGTCTGACTAGGCTTCCTCATCGTCCGCCTCAACAACCTCCGCACCCAGACCCGCATAGCCGGCCTTATCCACCCACGAATCGTGATGCTTCGGATTGGCCGTCAACCGGGCCGTCTTCACCAGATCCATCGCCAACGCCACCTGATACGGGTGCACATCCCACCCGAACGCATCCCGCCACAGGTTCGCGATCTTCTGGAAGTTGCCCTTCGCATCCCCGTACTCCGACGCCCGGTGATACACGATCGTGCGCTCCGCCTCCCGCAACACCGAAGCTCTACGCCTGGTCGGCACCGTCTTCGCGATCTCCTCATCCCGCTTCGCAGAGGACTCCTTCGTCCAACTGCCATGCGTCGAGGTCTTGTACACCTTGTTGCCCCACTGCTCCCCGAACGGGTCGTTCTTCGCCATCAGGACGTCTTGGTGTTCTCGACAATCGCCAACAGCGACACCGCAATCGACACCAGCGCCGTCGACGCCGCCGCCTCATACTCGCCGTGCTCGAGCATCGACCTCGCCTCGATCGCGTACAGCGCGGCCGCTGCGCCCTGGTCGTTCTTCTTCTTCGCCATCACACGCCTCCATACGTGTCACGGAAGCCAGAACACTCCGACATCGCTGACTTCCTCTTGTACCGTCACAATACCCACCTCAGACAACACCTGTGCGCTCGACGCGCGCGACGTGCCGTCCAACTCCTCCATCCACTTCGCGCGCTGCTTCCCCCGCGGCACGATCTCCCCGAACGCCGGCGGGGCCTGCGTCACCGCAGCACGATGCGCAATCGCACACGCCGCCACCTCATCCGCCAAGTGCGAGTTCCACTGGCCGCCCCCGAACACCTCATCGACAGTCACCGAACGGTGCGCCTCGTACAGCGGCGAGTTGCGCGGCATCTTGTACTTCCCCCGCTCCACCGCCGTGATGTAGTCGGTCAGCAGCTTCGTGCGATCCTTGCCGACCATCAGGATCTTCGACGTGCGCTCGTCCACCAGGTCGTGCACCACGTTCCCCAGGCCTGTCGCATCATGGGCTGACACGGCCTGGTACTTCGACACGATCTCGTTGAACTGCCCGATCATGTACGGCCACGGCCTGCGGTTCATCTTCCGCACGTACACGGTGCGCCACGGGTCGCAGTCGACTCGGATCACGGTGATGACGGTGAAGTCCTTCTCCTTGGCCCAGTCGGCCCCGGCCGCGTAGATGCCTTTGCGGTTGTAGTCCTCGAACACGTACTCCTCGTCGGAGCCCTTGACCGTTTCGCGTACCGGGTCCATGCGGATGAACGTGTCCTCGAGGGCGGTGAGGTCGAACGCCCGGGCGCCACCTGCGGGCTCACCGAGTTCGTACTCGACGCGGAACATCTCGGCCGGCACGGAGAGGCGTTTGCGTTCGATGAACTCTTCGGTCATCCAGCCGGTGGGGTTGGTGTCGGTCTTGAGGACTTCCTTGAAGCACCAGGTGTGGATGGGGAGTTTCTTCTGGCGGGCTTCGGTGATGACTTTGGTGAAGGTGCCGGAGGGGTATTGCCAGGTGGAGGAGGCGACGAGCATTTCGGGTACGACGTCGCCGGTGGAGGATCGGGTGGGCATGGCTTGGCCTTGGGCGGCGGTGTAGATGTCGTAGTCCATCTCGTCGATTTCGTCGAGACAGGTGAGTGCTGGGTGGGGTCCGCGGACGGTGGTTTGGGAGGCGGGGAGGGGGCGGATCCAGTTGCCGTGGGAGAAGAGGACTTCGGTGGCGGTGGGCGGTTTGGCGAGTGCGTAGCGGGGTGAGTTGGGGCCTCTTAGGAGGGCGTCGACGTGTTCGCGGACGTTGATGGATTGGGCCATGGATCCTCCGAGGAGGGTGACTTTGGCGTCGAGGAGTGCTGCTTTGTTGAGGCCGAGGAGGGCGAGCATGTAGGACTTGCCGGTGCCTCGGGAGCCGTACCAGAGTGCCCAGTTGGGGTCGTGGGCGAAGTAGGCGTCTGCGAAGGCGGCGAAGGGTGATGAGTGTTCTTGGCAGACTTTGATGCGTGGGATGGCGACGCCCCAGAGGGTGTTGACGACGTGCCAGAGTTCGTCGGGGTTGGCTGGTGGGCGTTGGAGTTTGATCATTGTGGGTGCTCCTTCCGGTGGCGCTGCCAGGCTGCTTTTGCGACGCGGAAGCACCAGGTGGCTTGAGCATAGATCTCTTCGTCGCCAATGATCACGAGTGTGTATTGTTTGTCGGCGTCTTGTATGTGGGGGTAGCCGTCGGGGGTGTATGTGAGTGTTCCGGGGGCTTCGAGGGTTTGGTTGTTGAGGGGTCCTCCGATGTGTAGGTATTGCATGTCGGTGAGTGTACTCTTGCGGGTTGGTTGAATGTTGAATCGTGGTGTTATGGCCGGGTGCGTATTTAGTTGCGTCGCTGTGTGTTTGTGTTGCTTGCGGCCGGCTACGCCTTGGTGGGCTTCGCCGGCCGGTGTGTTCGCTCGGCCGGAGCCGTGAGGGCGGAGGCCGAGTGTGTGTTTGCTGTTACCGCGCGCCTCCCCTTGTGGGGTCGTCGCGCGGGCTGTCAGCACATATGATACGAAGTCACTTGTGTGGTCGCATCATATGTGCTGTCAGCTTCTTGTTAGGGGGGGTCTGGGGGGGATTTTCTCTCTCTTCGATCGAAGTGTAATCGGGCATGCCCGGTTGTTGTCAAGTTCTGCCGAAATCGGTTGTCGTAGACAGGCCCATATCACCTGAGATATACTCCTAATCACGCACTACAACTTTGTGCTGCCCGGATTCCTGCTTTGAGGGGTCCGGGCTTTCTCTATATGGTGGCCGTGAGAGGAGGTGACCTTGATGTTCAAAGACCACCGTCTGACAACGCTGGATGTTGTTGGGCGTTCCATCCACCCGTTCGAGGCTCGCATCATCGACGCGTGTCTGCGCCGTGACATGCTGGTGCGCATGTGCACCTGTGGGTTCATCTGCGCCGGCGCGACGCTGGCCGATGTGCAGTCTGCGCACACGTCGCATCAAGCGTCGGTGCGTGTATGAGCCGCACGCTGGCACATCAGGGTCCCTCCGTGGAACTGGTGCGTTCAGCGTTCGCCGCGGCCGGGCATCCCGTCATGCAGTTGGGGGTGTCCGGTCGGGGTGCTGACCTGCTCGTCGCCGACCGCTACCTGGTCAGTGTGCGGGCGATGCACGGCGCCGAGGTCGCCACACCCACCACCCAGATCAAGTGGTGGCGTGATGTTGACGTACGCGAGCCGTACATTCCTGTCATGGTGGTGCGAGGGTCGCGCGGGTTCACAACGGCCGGCTGGTCGGTGTGGATCCCCGGCATCCTGCTCCACCCCGACATGGGGACACGGCCTGTGCGGTTGTGGTTCGATGACTTCATGTCGCTGCCCCTGCTGTAACCCTCACCCCGTAGCATCCCCGCTGCGGGGTTTCGTTGTAAGACTCCCGGAAGGAGACAAGTGAATGCTGTCGCAAGATTGGAAGGACGCCGCGCAGTTGGCGTTGGACACCTACACCCTCACCGAGCAGTACACGTCGCTGTGGCCTGACGGTCGCACCGCCGCCCGCGGGGTGTCGATGAGAGCCGACCACAACCTGTCCGCGGTGATCTACGCCGTGGATGTGGTCAACCGGGCGACGATGGGCCCGGACAACGTGCTGATCGTGGTGCGCTGGCCGTGGCGCACGATGTACGAGATGCACGACCCGCGTAACCAGCTGCTGCACCCCGGGTATGTGGTCGACAAGTGGATGAACTCGCGGTTCGCCCTGGCCGACATCAACCCCGGCGAGTTGTACCTGGTGATGGCCGGCATCCAGTACCTGACCGGCTGCTTCTTCGTTGAGCCGGGGGCGCTGTGATGAAGGAGGAGGAATTGTTCGAGTCGCTGTCGCAGATGGTCGGCGAGCAGGCGATGAGTGTGAAGACGAAGATGCTGATGGCCCAGGCGCTGGGCATCCTCGACTACGACAACATTCCCGGCAACGTGCAGACCGCCAGTGTGATCCTCATCGCGATCAACATGCGGTTCTCGATGCTCGAGTACGACTACGGTGTCGGCCGGCCGATGGAAGTGGACTGTGCGCAGTGCGGCAAACCGCATTCGTCCAGCCGCGAAGGCCTGGTCGAGTTCCTGCGGGATGCGGCGCTGCTGCTGTCCGCGGTCGTCAACGACGACAGGGACACCGCCGAAGCGTTGCAGCAACTGTTCGAGGCCGAGAAGGATTCGTAGTGTTCCTCGGAGACGGTGAAGATGAAGCCGGCCTCGACCCCGAACAGGTGTACCTGGCGTCCTGCTGTGAGGCGGGCGTGTGGGAACCACAGCTGCACGGCGTGGACCGGTCGATGTTCGTGGCGAACGTGCGGGCGTTCGACCTGGTGGAGCAGTACCGTGCCGCGCACGGGATGACCCCACCGGTGGAACTGCTCACCCGCCAGTTCCCAGGGTTCGAGGCGATACCGGGTGTGAACCCGGTGTGGGCCGCGGGCAACGTGCTGAAGGCAGCGCAGAAACGTGAGCTGCTGAAAGTCACCGCCGACGCCATCGAGCTGCTGGCCGGTGACTCCGACCCGCTGGCCGCCGCGCAGGTGTTGGCCGGTGCGGTGGATGTGGTGCCGCAGACCGTCACCAGTGTGGGCACGCCCATCAGTGACGAGTCGCTGTTCGTGCCGCAGGACTACTCCGGCCGGATCCCCGTGCCCGACGCGAACTTGCAGGCGTTGACGCACGGCATCGGCCAGGGTGACTACTGGGTGATCGCGGCCCGGCTGAAGCAGGGCAAGACGTGGATGCTGATGCGGTTCGCGATCGAGGCGATGAAAGCCGGCCTCGACGTGGTGTTCATGTCGTTGGAGATGACGAAAGTGCAGGCCGCCGAACGGGTGCACACGTTGATGCTGCGGTCGTGGACCACCCCGGCCGACCCGTACGACAGGCGGGACGCGGTGGAGCATTGGCTGGCGAAGTACGGGGCGTCGCTGCTGCTGGTCGACAGGTCGGACCATCCGATGGTCACCCCGTCGACCGTCGGCAGGTACTGCGCACCGGACCGGCTGGTCATCGTCGACTACATCGGGCTGATGACACCCACCACCGCCGGGGCGAAAGACGCCGGCGACTGGGCGGTCATGCAATCCATCAGCCGCGAGTTGCGCAGGATCACCCTGTCCACCGGTGGTGCGCTGCTGACCGCCGCGCAACTGAACCGTCAGGCCAGCAAGAACCCTGACGTCATCCACATCGCGGAGACGGACTCGATCGCCCGCGACGCCGATGTGGTGCTGATCATGTCCAGGCCGTACGACGCCCCAGTGACGAAGATGTCACTCGGGGCGAACCGGCACGGCCCGGCAGGGGACCACTGGTATGCGAAGTTCCTACCGGAGATCCCAGACTTCTCCGCCCTCACAGCATTGGAGGCGGGGAACATCATCGACCAGGCGAAGGAGAAGGTACAAGGCTGATGGGGAAGAACGACTATCCGAATCTGATGGCCGCCGTGCAGTCCGGAAGGGGTGCCGAGCGGCCTTTCTGCTGCGATGTGCACGGCGACTCCAACCCGTCCGCGAGCGTGAACGTGCTCAAAGGCGTGTGGGTGTGCTACGCGTGTGGGGCTGGTGGCCGGGTAGGCACCGGCGACAACACCAAAGCCATCAAGGAAGCGCTGGCGGTGATGCGCGACGCGAAACCACCGCACGTGTTCCACCCCCGATGGCTGGACATGTTCGACATCGCCGGGCCGTCGCTGTACTGGGCGTCCCGGGTCGGTGAAACCACCGCCCGGGCCTACCGGTGCGGCACCCACCCGACCACCGGCAACCCCACCTACCCGCTGCTGTCCGCGGCCGGGGAAGTGTGGGGTGTGGTCGAACGGGTCGACACCGACGCGTTCAAGTACCTGTACCCGTCCGGTGTGTCCGTGTCGAAGACACTGTTCGGGTATCGGAAAGGCAACTTCCGCACGGTGATCGTGTGCGAAGGGGCCGGGGACGTCATGGCGTTCCACACCGTCGGCATCCCGAAAGGGACGCTGGTGGTGGGCACGTACGGGGCCGGGGTGAACGCACCCCAGGCCGAACTGATCCGGAACTTGTCACCGGTTCGGGTAATCATGGCGTACGACAACGACGAGGCAGGGGTGAAAGCCTCACGCCGCAACTATGACTTCGGCGCCGCTCAGGTGGCGGTCGTCGAATGGCCCGAAGGGGTCAAGGATCCGGGGGACGCTCCCGCGGATCTGTTACGGAAGGAGATGAGCCGATGACTGATGTCACCGGTGAGGTGTTCGACGGGTTCGACACCGAAGCAGCACTCACGGAGTTGTGGGAGATCAAACGTGAGATGGAAGACCTCGACGCGCGGCGCAAGGAGCTGCAAGCCGAGGTCGCGAAGCGCCACACGATCAAGGACAGGCTGCTGTTCCTCGACCGTGCCGGCAACAAGCACACCGCCCAGGTGGTGCGCAGCTCCATCCCGGTCATCGACGTGATCGGGTTGAAGGAGGAACTGGCCGAGGACGTGTTCGAGCGGATCAGCGAACACACGATCAAGGCGAAGGTCCTCGAGGAAGCGGTGATCACCGGGCTGGTGCCCGAACCCATCGCAAAGCGTCACGTGCAGTACAAGGAGCGTGCCCCCTATGTCAAGTTCTAACCCGTTCCGCAAGGACGACACCGTGTCCTGCTCGATCACCGAACCTGTGGTGATCAACGGCCGGGAGCACTTCATCAAGTTCTCCACCACGGCCAACCTTGAACGCAGCGACGACCCGCAGCGGGTCATCGCGGCAACGCTGCAAGGCCTCTCCGACCTGATCGGGGAGACCATCGCGGCACGCAGTAACACCGCCAAATCGAATGGAAGGAAGACCGCATGAGCAAGTTCGACCGGTACGCCCTCGACTCCCCGAGGGCCAACCCGCGCAGCGACGGCACCGCAGGAGGGTCCGGAGGGCCGCTGTGGCGCGAAGTCGACGGACTGTTGCAGAAGGGGTTCCCCGCCCCACCTGCGAAGAAGGACTCGAAGTACCCCGACCCGGTGTACTACCTGCCCTACACCCCCGAGTTGGACCTCGACGCGGAGAACGTGCGCATCACCCCGCCGAAGGCCAACGAGAACTACCTGGCCACCACCTACATCATTGATGTCGGCCGGCAGGCCATGGGCATCTCCACGATCGTGCCGTGGGACCTGCGGCACCTTCCGGTGTCCGCGGCCGACTTCGACTCGTCGATCGAGAACTCCATCTCGCCGACGAAGATGAACAGCAGCGAGACCGGGGGTTTGCGGTGGGCCCGCAAGTACTTCCTGCTCGTGATGCGTGTCGACGGGGACCGCGACCCGAACCCGTCGGTGCTGATGCTCGGCGCCCAGCAGATGCACGACCTGTGCACCCAGCTGGCGACCTACCGGAAGTTCATCCCGGACATCGCCGGTGTGCCGCTGACCATCACCAGCGTCAACAGCACCGTCACCGTCGACGCGATGGTCGACGAGCCGAAGCTGGACATGTCGCTGTTGGAGTACAAGGACTCCGACGGTGTGCTGACCCTCAACAAGTACCTGTGGACCGTGCGCGACGAGTACGAGAAGTTCCTGCTCGACCACGGCTACGAGTGCGAGACGTCCGAAGACGGGCAGCGGTACGCCTGGCGTCAGCCGTCCACCCAGAAGACGGCCGACGAGGAGCCGCCGCCGTGGGACGCCGCGACGGACAGCCCGCCGCTGGCCGACTCGAAGAAGTTCACCGCGAACCTCGACGAGTTCGAGGACTACACGAAAGACCAGCTGCGTGAGCTGATCGACATTGCCGGCCTGGACGTTCCGGCGCGTGCGACCCGCGACCAGCTGATCGAAGCGATCGTCGCCGCACGGTGATGTGAACGCGGCAGGGGGTGGTGGGCTTACGCCTGCCACCCCCTGTTGCATACCCGCCACAACCGCCAATCCGGAAGGGGAAACAACACGTGGCCTACTGGAGTGTTCACACGCACTCGAAATACTCGGCGAAGGATGCGCTTCCGACCGTCGCCGACCTTGTGGCAAGGGCGTCCGACCTGGACTTCCCGGCGCTCGGCCTCACCGATCACGGCACCGCAGCCGGGATCTTCGAACTGTACAAACACTCCCGCAAAGCAGGGATCATCCCTGTGCCCGGTGTGGAGATGTACGTGGCGCTCAACCGCCACATGAAACGCCCCGTCACCAAACACATGGGTGTCGTGGCGACAACCAGCACCGGCTGGAACAACCTCATCGGGCTGGTCAACCACTCGATGCAGTACTTCCGGTACAAGCCGATCATCGACTTCTCCGACCTGGCCCAGTTGGCTGACGACGGGATGCTCGACGGCCTGTCAGTGCTCACCGGCTGCTTCTTCGGTGTGCTCAACGCGTCGATGGGCGCCGGTGACCTGCCGGCGCACAACCTGCTGCTCACGTTGCAGGACTGGTTCGACGGCCGGGTGTTCGTGGAGGTGCAGAACCACCACATCAACACCCCCGACCATGTGGACGCCGACCTGGTGGCGGCGATGGTGGACGTGGCGAACAGGGTCGGTGCGCCGATCGTGGTCACCAACGACGCCCACTACACACTGCGCGCCCACACCCAGATCCACAACATGCTCAAGTTCCTGTCGAGCTGGAACGACGAAGACCCGGACTCGGCGCTGTTCCCCGGCGACGGGTACTGGCTGTGTTCCGCAGACCAGATGCGCGGCAGGTTCGACGACAAGGTGTGGGAGGCCGGCCAGGCCGGGCTCGACGAGTTGCTGAACGGCTACGACCTGTCCGTGCCGATGCTCGACGAGTTCAAGGTGCACATGCCCAGTGTCACCAACCGGGATCCGGTGCGGGAGTTGACCGAGAGGATCAACACCGAACTGGACCGCAGGCTGCTCGGCCCGGAGTACGGCCGGCAGGCCGACGAGGAGATGAAGGTGATCGGCCCGAAAGGGTTCGCCGAATACCTGCTGCTCGTCGCGTCCATCACCGACTGGATGACCGAACACAACATCTCCTACCTGGCGCGCGGTTCGGCGTCCGGGTCGGTGGTGTGCTGGCTGCTCGGCATCACACAAGTCGACCCGCTGGAGTACAACCTGCGGTTCGACAGGTTCCTGTCCGTCGACCGGATCAAACCCCCGGACATCGACCTGGACGTGGAACACAACCGGCGCGACGAGGCGCTGGAATACCTCGAGCAGTTGCATCCGTCGGTGCGCATCGGCAGTTGGCGCACCGTGCGGCTGTCCGACGACGACCCGCACAAAGGGTCGCTGTGGGTCGAGTGGGAACGGGCCGCATCCAAAGGGATGCTGCGCATCCGCGACGAGCAACGCGACCGCATCCTGCAACAACTGTCCGACATGGGCACGTACAGCGGGATGGGTAAACACGCGGCCGGGCTGATCATCGCACCGGACATCGAATCGGTCACGCACCTGCCCCGGCAGTGGCTGTCCAACTCCGAAACGATGGTCACCGCGCTCGACATGCACAACGTCGAAGAGCTCGGGTTCATCAAAGTGGACCTGCTCGGCTCACGCACCCTGACCGCAGTCGCCGGTGCCCTGCGCACCCTCGGGCTGCACATGGACCAGATACCCCTGGACGACCCGGCCGTGTTCAAACGCATGGCGTCGGGGAAGACCATGGGGATCTTCCAGTTGCAGGGATGGTCGGCGTCCGCGGGCTGCCGACAGTTGAAGCCACGCTCGTTCAACGACGTGGTGCACGCGGTGGCGCTGTTCCGGCCCGCCGCGCAGAAGTCCGGCGCCACCGGCGAGTTCATCGCCACCAGGGCGCAGGGCAAGAAGTCGGTCCGCAAGGACCGGCATCCGCTCATCAAACGGCACACCGACACCACCTACGGGGTGCTGGTGTACCAGGAGCAAGTCATGGGGATCCTCGGGGAGATGGGCATGGACCCCATCGAACTGTCCAGGGTCCTCAAAGCGGTGAAGGCGTCGAACGCGAACATCGGGAACGCGGCGCAAGCCATGGCCGACTCGATGGCCTCCGTGATCGACCTGGCACACAAGTGGGAGATGTCCGACAACGACATCGACTGGTTGCGCAACGCGCTGGTCGCCTACGCCGAATACGGGTTCAACCTGTCACACGCCGTGTCGTACGCACGGGTCGCCTACGTGTCGGCGTGGCTGCTCACCCACCACCCGGCCGTCTACTGGGCGTCGCTGATCTCCCAGTACGGCCACAAGGCCGACGATGTGCGGGCGATGCGCAAAGCGGCCCGCGAGTACGACAACCTGTCGTTCATCCGGGCGCACGTCAACTACTCGAAGACGGACCTGGTGGCCAACGAATCCGGCACCGCGATCATCGAAGCGCTCACCTCGATCAAAGGGATCGGGGAGAACGTCGCCGAGGAGATCGCACGCCACGCCCCGTACACCTCGGTGCTCGACATGGCCGAGAGGTGCGACAAGCGGATCGTCAGCGGAAGCAGGGCGATCCTCGCAGGACACACCCCGGACGCGGCGCCGGGGAAGGTCAAGATTCTGCACGAAGCCGGCGCGCTCGAAGCGATGCCGGTACACCCCGATGGTTGGAAGAAGGAGAAGTGATGTCGCTGAAGGATGCATTGAAGCAGGCCGCGACCGGGGATGACAGGTTCATCACCCGGGCCCACATGGAATGGGTGCGTGCCGGGCGTGTGTATACCGAGGCGGCAGTCGAACGCGTGTTGGAACAGATGCGCGTCGACTTCCTCACTTCCGCCAGGTCAGGGGAGGGCAGGGTGCGGGCGTCGATGCTGCACGACCCGTGCCTGCGCAAGCAGCAACTGTCCTACCGTGGGGAGCAGCCCGCAGCAGTCACCTCGTCGCTGCGGGCCATCTTCGACATCGGCACGTTCTCCCACTACCGGTGGCAGCTGGCCGGGCTGTCCGCAGGCTGGCTGGTCGATATCGAAGTCAAGGCCATCACCGACTACGGTGCGGGAGGGTCGCTGGACGGTGTGACGTCCAAGGGCTACCCGTTCGAGTTCAAGACGGCCAACGGCCAGACGTACCGGAAGGTCGTGGACAACGGCCCGATGGCAGGCCACGTGTTGCAAGTCCAGCCGTACATGGAAGCCACCGGCACCGACCGGGTGCACATCGTGTACGAGGACAAGTCGTGGGACGGCTCGTTCGTCGAGTACGTCATCCACTACGACGAGAAGGTCGCCGGGAAGGTGCGGGCGATCGCGCAGGCCGTCGCCGGCAAGGAGGAATACCCTCCGGTGCTGGCGTGCACCTCACGGTCCGGCGAGATGTTCAAAGCGTGCACGTTCGTTGACGCGTGCAAGCCGTGGGAGTGGGCATGAGCAAGTTGATCCTGTTGTCCTTCGACGATCATGAGATCAACATGCGCTGCCCGGTGTGTGGGACATCCGCAACAGTCGAGGTGAGGAAGTTCACCCCGCACGTGATGTTCAAGTTCTACCGGCATCACGTGATCGGCCACATGGCCGGCAAGCACTGAGCCTTGTGCGCCCCGTCGCCCCTCGTGGGCGGCGGGGCCACGGGTGCCTTTTCGCGTTTTAGGGCAAAGTTGACCCTATGAGTGTCGACGTCGTATACACCGATGAGGATGTGGAGTTGGCGCGCAAGGCGCTCAAACTGCGCCGTGCCGGGTTCGACCTGTTCACCATCGCGCAGCGTCTCCACGTCTCCGAATCGAGGATCGCCAGGGCCACCCGCGACGCCCTGGATGCCACATCCCTGCTCGTGTCCATGGCCGAGCGCCGCGACCTGCTCAACCTCGAGGTCGCCCGCCTCGACGAGTTGCAGGCCGCCCTGTGGGATCAGGCCATGGACGGTGACGTCCGGTCCGCCGAGGCGATCCACAAGTTCATCCAGACCCGGGCTCGGCTGCTCGGCCTCGACGTCGACCAGTCGGCAACGACGACAACGGTGGTTGTCGCCGGGGATACTGCGTCGTACATCGAAACACTCAAGCAGTTGGAGAGCGGGAACTGATGGCCGAGTACAACAACCAGGTCGATCTGCACGTCAAGCAGGGCGCCGACTACACCGCGCAGGTGTTCTGGGTCGACGACTACGACGAGCCTGTGCCCGTCACCAAGCCGACCAAGATGGAAGTGCGCACGAACGACGCCGAACGCACCCTGATCCTCACCTGTGAGGACTACGACCAGATCGGCGGTGACACGACCCTGGGCTACCTGGCGGTGTCCGAGACAGCCGGTCTCATCGAGATCTACATACCGTCCGGGGCCACCGAACTACTACCTGTGGGTGTCCACGTCTACGACCTGTTCGCCAACTACAAGCGGTACGACACCACCCCCGGCACCACCACGTGGGGCGATTATCACGTGCGGAACGTGATTTCGGGGATGATGGTGGTGCATCCGGCAGTCACTAACGACCCGCCGCGCCGCGCAGACGACTGAAAGGGACACGTCGATGGTCAACATGCAAACCCAGCTGTCGTCCGGTGGGACGGTACTCGTCCGCGAATCGGTGCTCCGCGGGTCCGGCCCGCAAGGCCCCATGGGCCCGGCCGGCCCCAACGGTGCCTCCATGATCATCAAAGGGGTTGTCGACACGTTCGCCGACCTCGAGGCCAAAGCGAACACCCCCGAACTCGAACACAACAACGGGTGGATCACCCAAGACACCGGCATCCTGCACGTCTGGTACCGCACCAACCCGGAGAAGCCATCTCTGTACACCGGCACCTGGGTGACCGCAGGGCGGATCCGCGGCAACCCCGGCTACCTCAACTCGGTGGCCGCCCGCTGCGTGGAAACCGCCACCGACGTTGACACCGACCTGCTGCCCAACGTGCCCGTCGTGCTCACGTGGGACATCGACTACCTCGACGTCGAAGTGGTCCCTGTGATCGACGCCGGCACCGGCCTGCTGGAGAACCAGAACCGGCCCATCATCACCGGCATCAGAGCATGGGACGGCTCCAACGCCGTATCCACGCTCAACATCGACCGGATCTCCCCAACTGTGCCACCGGGCAACCTGTCCATGGACTACCCGATGGGCTCGGCGGTGTACATGGTCAACGTCGCCATCGACTTCCAGCCCACCACCGCGCTCAACCCGCGCGGCGTGGCCACTGTGAAACTGTTCTGGCGCGCCGACGCGGTGTCCCGCACCCTGGTCGCCTCCGAACAGCAGTACATCACCGACAAGGAAGTCACCCTCACCCTCACCACGTTCGTACGCGGCGCGGACGGCGGGCAGTACGAGGTTGAGGTGCTGTCCAACATGGCCGGCCTGCTCGAGACCAGGCGGTGGGAATGGATGCGTCTGGGCGGCGGGCCCGGCCCGCAAGGCGACCAGGGCATCCCCGGCGCCCCTGCCCGTATCCATCCCGACTCGCCGCTGGGCTACACCTACCAGCTCGAAACAACCGTGGGTGCTCCCGGCGAGTACATCTTGTGCAACGACACCGGCATCATGCACGCCTGGCAGGAATCGGCTACCGTCCCCGGCGAGTACGGCTGGGTGGAACTTGGTGTGGTGCGCGGCCCGAACGGCGACTACAACAACGGGTTCTCCAACTTCGATGCGGTCAACGGTGAAGGGGAAGGGGTCTCCAACACCGAAGAAGGGCTGGTGCCGCCCAACGAAACCACCGACCAGGCCGCGCCGTGGCCCAGCAATGACGCCAAGCCGCGCATCCCGTTCTACATCCGCAAGCTGGCCGAATGGGTCGAGGACAAGATCGTCGCCCGCTACGACACGGCGCTGATCCGCAGCGCCAAACGCCCCTCTCCCACACCCGGGCAGGTCACGTGGGTCGGCGACGGCACCCAAGTCGACAGAGGCCTCGAGGTGGCTACCGGCGCAAACGACTACCTGCGCATCCCGATGGTCGTGTCGTCAACCTCCGACGCGCCCACCGGCACCACCACCTACCCCAACGGCACCCTGTGGGTGAAGTACTGACATGCCCGGTATGTGGATCGCCAACGGCGGGTCGTTCCAGAAACTCAAGAAGGCCTGGGTCAGCGTCAACGGTGTCTTCCAGCAGGTCAAAGACGTCGACGTCGCCCTCGACGGGCAGTTCCGCGACTCCGGTGTCGGAGCCACACCCATCATGCAGGCCTTCTACGCCACCCTTGGCGTCAACGCCCACGTCGCCCTGTCCGTCACCTGGTCGGTGTCCTGCCCCGACTTCGACCCCGACAACGACGGGGTGATCATCCAGTGGAACAGCCGCGACGGCCGCGTCAAAGGCCAAACCGACCTGCTCCCGTCGCTGTCCGGCACCACCGACATTGTGGTCGGCTACCCCAACTCCGAATGGGAGCTGGTGCTGTGGGCGCGCATCGACGGCCAGGACTACTACATGGGGCAGGTGCCCAGCATCAGCACCGCAGGCGTGCCCACCCCGACCAACCCCACCCTGTCGGCGGTGCTCGCCCCCGACCACAACTCGGCGATCGCCACGATGAACTGGGCGTCGGTGCCGTACGCCGACTCCTACACCCTGGTCCGCTACTACAACGGTGTGTCCGACGTGGTGGCCGTGCCGCAGCCCGGCACAGCACTGGTGTGGCACCAGCAGGCCGGCCTGAAAGAGAACACCCCGATCGGCTACTACATCCGGGCGGTCGTCAAAGGGTCCGAGTCGTTCACCCCGGCCTATATCGGTGGGCGCACTCCGTCGGACTACGTGCCCGGCTGGTACGAGGTCGACGCGCAGCAGAAACGTACCCTGGTCATGGGTGACAAGAGGGTCAACCGGAAGTGGCGCCCGGCCTCCGACGACAAGATCTACCACGGCCACGGTGGCGACTGGAACAACTACGGCACCCAGGTCGGGTTCATCTTCTACTGGTCCGAGCAGGCCCCCGGCAACCCGTTCTTCTTCGTGCTCAACGCCATCCAGAAAGGCGGCCGCTGCACCCGTGTGCAGATGCGTGTGAACCGGGCCGGCGACGGGTTCAACGTGCCCATCCGGCCGATCATCCGCACGCACGTGTACAAGTGGTGGCCCAGCGACGCCAATACCAACGGCACCATGCACAGCAACTGGCATCGCGCCAACCCGGCCATCGACGTTGGTAGCGGCGACGTTTGGGTCGACCTCGACCCGGGGATCGTGCCGCTGCTGACCAACAACAACGGCAACGGCATCGCGATCGGGTCGACGGCTGACAAGCAGGCCGACTACATGGCGTTCTGGAAGAGCCTCACCGGCAAACTGCGCTTCCAGATCGAGTAGGCGCCATGGCCATCCACATCGAAGACTACGACGTCGGCGACGATTCCCCGGTGGCCGACAGCGCTCCGCAGCTGAGCGCGACCGGTGCTGCGCTGACCACCATCAGCGCCGACATCATGACCAGCGGCCACATCCACGAGGGCAACGCGCGGGTGTGGGCGCAGACGTTCGACCCGCGCTGGGTCGACGAGGATGCCACCGCCGACAACGCTGCGTTGCGCCCCGGTGACGTGTGGGTCAACGCCGACTATGTGGCGTGGCAGGCCGGCGAGGTCGTTGACCCGCCCGAGCTGCGGGTGTACGACGGGGTGGCGTGGCAGGCGATCGGCGAAGCCGCATCCACCACCGATTCGCTGTCCTACACCCATGTGCAAACCGTGGCGTCGACGACATGGACCGTCACCCACAACCTCGGCTACCGGCCCAACGTGACCGTCGTCGACACCGCGGACACCCAGATCATCCCCGGAATGACCTACCTCGACGTGAACACTGTCGAGTTGTCTTTCACCGGGGCGACAGCAGGCAAGGCGTATTGTTCATGATCAAGACACGACCGGCGGGAGAGAACCATGGCCACTGACGTTACGTTCGTCACGAACGTCGACCTGGCGAACAACGAACTGCGCAACGCCAAGGCGCAAGTGCTGTCCGCAGACCCCACCGGGGTCGAAGGCAAGTTCATCTACAACTCCACCGACAAGCAGCTCAAGTTCTACAACGGCACAGCCTGGGTGTCCGGTGGCGCGCAGCTCGGGAACCTGTCAGGTCAGGCCGCCGCGTTCGGGCAGTCCGCCGCGAACGGGTCGGCGGTCACCGCGGCCCGCTCCGACCACTACCACGCCCTGCCCGCCCACGACAACGCTGCGCACTCGGCGATCAAACTCAACGCCCTGACCGTGCCCGACGGCGCGGTGGCGATGAACGGGCAGAAACTCACCGGCCTCGGTAACGGCACCGCCAGCGGCGACGCGATGCACTACGGGCAGATCGTCGGCACCTACGCCCCGCTAGCCAACCCCGGATTCTCCGGCACCGTCGTCGCCCCGACCTTCGCGGTCAGCGGTGTCAACGGCGCACAGTCGATGTTCCTCCTCGGCCCCGACACGCAGTCCAGTGTCAACGTCATCCGTGTACCACCGTTGAATAACGACCACCACGGGTTCGAACTGAAGGTCGGCAACGACATCGCGTCGCCCGTGCTGTCGCTGCGCGCGATCAGCCACTCCAACGGCACCGTCGGCACCCTCTCGTTCGTTGACAACGGGTCCGGCGAGATCCACATGAACAAGAAGTTGCTGATGAACAGCAACAAGATCACCGGGGTCACCGCAGGCGCGGCCACCGGCGAAGTCGTCACCTACGATCAGCTCTCCGGGTACCAGCCGCTTGACGGTGACCTGACCGCGATCGCGGCGCTGGCGACCACCGGATACGCACGACGCACAGGTACGGACGCCTGGACCATCGACTCGTCCATCCCACAGGCATCAGTCACCAGCCTGACCGCCGACCTCAACCTGAAAGCGCCGTTGGCCTCCCCTGCGCTGACCGGCACCCCTACCGCGCCCACACCTGCTGCCGGGGACAACAGCACCAAGATCGCCACCACGGCCTACGTCGACAACGCCGCGCTGGTCGCGGCATCCGGTCTGGACGTGAAAGGCAGCGTCCGCGCGGCCACCACAGCAAACGTCGACCTGGCCTCCGGAATGAACCTGGCCACCATCGACGGGGTGAGCATCGCCGTCAACGACCGGGTACTGGTGAAGAACCAGACCAACCCCGCCGAGAACGGCATCTACACCAGGGCAGCCGGCACCACCGCCAACATCCGCGCATTCGACTTCAACGAAGCCAGCGAAGTCACCTCCGGGCTGTTCTGCTTCGTCGAAGAAGGCACCACCCAGGCCGACACCGGCTGGGTGCTCACCACCAACAACCCCATCACCCTCGGCACCACCGGGCTGACATTCACCCAGTTCTCCGGCGCAGGCCAGTACGTGTGGGGCGCCGGCCTGTCAGCCACCGGGAACACCGTCAACGTCGGAGCCGGAACCGGCATCAGCGTCGCTGCCGACACCGTGGGCATCGACACCTCCGTGGTGCCCCGCAAGTACAGCACCACCCTGTCCGGCACCGCGGCCTCGCAGACCGTCACCCACAACCTCGGCACCCAGGACGTTGTGGTGTCCGTGCGCCGCACAGCCGACAACGTGGTCGTCTACACCGGTGTCACCGCAGCCACAACCAACACGGTCACTATCGACTTCGCGTCGACCGTCACGGCCAACGCCTACCGGGTGACGGTGATGGCCTGATGGCAGACGCTACCTTCGCGGCACCGATCACGCTGCCGGCCAACCCGACAGCAGCAATGCACGCTGTCACGAAGCAGTACGTGGACGCAGCCACCTCCGGTGGCATGCTCGTCCCCCTGCCCGCAGGTAGCGTCACCACCTACGCCGGATCCACGCCGCCCAACGGATGGCTGCTATGCAACGGGCAGGCCGTCAGCCGTACTGCCTACGCCGCGCTGTACACAGCCATCGGCACCACCTACGGTGCAGGCGACGGGTCCACCACGTTCAACGTGCCCGACTTGCGCGGTCGTGTCGCAGCCGGCCTGGACAACATGGGCGGTTCGGACGCTGGCCGTCTCGACTGGGCGAACACGCTGGGCACAGCGTCCGGAGCGCAATACCACACACTGTCGACAACGGAGCTGGCGGCGCACAACCACGGGTCAACCGTGGACGGTGGAGATCACAGCCACACTGCGTACATCTCGATCAAGCAGCTGGTGCAAACGTCCGACACCGGTTCTGGCGTTGAGGGGTTCATTCCGTCGAGCGCCTGGAACCTGCAACTCACCGGGTCAACCTCGTCGAACGGCACGCACAACCACGGCACCAACAACGCCGGTGGCGGTGCGGCGCACAACAACATGCAGCCCACCATGCTGCTCAACTACATCATCTCCACCGGGGCCGGTATCGCCGCCCCGACCTCGGCGACCGTCACCGTCAGCGGCACCGCCCCGGCATCCCCGGCGAACGGCGACCTGTGGGTGGACACCGGCACGCCGACGTGGATAGCGCCGACACTTACCAGCTCGTGGGTGAACTTCGGTGGCGGCTATAACAACGCCGGATACATGAAAGACGCGATGGGGTTTGTGGTCTTGCGCGGGCTGGTCAAGAGCGGGTCGATGGGGTCCGGCACTCCCATCTTTACCCTGCCTTCTGGCTATCGCCCTATCTCTGGCACGCATATGTTCACCAATCACGCTGGTGGCGGCGAGGCGCGCATCGACGTTGGCACCGGAGGGAACGTGTACGTGTCCGCGTACACGTCGTCCGGCACAAACGCCTACGTCAGCCTTGACGGGATAAGGTTCCCGACGTTCTGATGGCCGACCACCTGACTGCCCGCCAAACCGCCGGCACCAACTACGGCCAGCATTCGCTGTCCACGCTCACCGGCCTGTACTACGCCTCATCCGGTATCGACCCGGCCTTGTCGCAGATCAGACTCCCCCGCTGCGGGCAAGTAGGCGCTCCTCTGGTCGACAAGAATGTGCGCGTGGCGACCACTGCGTACAACGGTGCGGCAGGAGTGACGCTTGAAGCGGTGTACCGCAACGCCATCACAAACTTCAACTTCTTCGGTGGGATTTGGACGCGTGAGATTGTCCGCTGGTACGGAGGCTACGGGTACAACGTGGACATGTTCATGACCCCCACGAACGACAGCATCTCGGACACCACCGGCCGGGCCACTATCGGCATCGGCGACGCCGGAGGCACATGGATCAACAGCCGCACCGTCCACTCCCGGCCCGTGATCAGCAACAACCAGCCACACCACATCGCCGTGGTGTTCGACGCCCCACCAGCAACCACAGCCCGTGTGTACGTCGACGGCGCCCTGGTCGAATCAGTGACCACCACAGCGCCGTGCGCAAGTTTCAGCGCCAACGACTTCTACGCCAGCGCGGAGGCGTTCTTCACCCACAGCGACGGCGACATCTCCCACATGTGCGCATCCCCGGCACTGCCTGCTAACGAGATCCGTGCCCGCGCGAACCTTGTCACCGACCTGGCCGGCCGCGCTCTCACCGATCAGGGCCGGGTCATGGCGTGGGACGCCGACGTCTGCGGCTGGGTGCCGGTCACCAACGGGTACAGCGGATCCTCGTGGATCAAAGTCAAACAGGCCGCGACGCAGCAATACTGATCGAATGACCCACCTGGACTGCCCACACGCTCACCGGGCAGGCCTACCGTGCGTCAAGATCCGCGGTCACCGAGGCTCACACGGCGCGTTCACCTACTACGGAACGTGGGTGCACTGGTTGTGACACCAGCAGCGTGATCGTCCGGCAACTATCCTGACCCCATGAGCGACACGTGGGTTCCGGTCATCGCCGCGCCTGACGAAAGCGTCGGGCCGTTGGGTCCGCGAGGCCCGGTAGGCCCCGCAGGAGCACCAGGCGGGCCCGAAGGCCCACCCGGACCGCCACCGACAGTGCACATCGGCGACGTGCCACCCCAGGACGTCGAGGACACCGGGGTGATCCTGTGGGTCGACACCTCGGTGGCCGACCAGATCGGAGGCGACGGGTTCCCCACCCGTGTCACCCTCACCCTCAACACCGGTAGTCTTGCGGCCGGCGACACTCTTGACACCACTGTTGAGCTGGCCGGGGGCTACCGGCTGCTGCACATCAGCACTGACAACCCGGCCAGGGTGCGTGTCTACTACTCCGATGGGGCGCGCACCTCGGACGCCTCGAGGCCCATCGGCACCGATCCCACACCCCCGCACGGCCTGATCGCCGAGGTGGTCACCACCGCGCAGCTGCTCGACGTGTGGCTCAACCCGGCCGTGTACGGCTACACCACAGACGGCACCGCTGTTGTCCCCATCGCAGTGACCAACACGGCGGCCGGTGTGGCCACCGTCAACGTCACATTCACATGGGTCAAGAGTGAAACCAACTCCGATGCGGAGGTCATGCCGACATGACAATCACCACGTACAACACGCCGCTGGTCGCATACAGCGCCAACGACGCCGGGTTCCGTGCCTGGGCGAAAGCGTGGCACGACACGTTCATCAGTCTGGGCCTTACACAAGTCCACGACGCAATCGACTTCGCAACCGTCGCCATGCCCACCGTCGCCTCCACCTCCGCCGGCTACCGTGTCTACGAACTCAACGACTCCAAAAGCGCCACTCGCCCGGTGTACATCAAGGTGGCATGGGGGCGTGGATCGACCAGCAACGCCTCCTACGGGTTCCGCATCGACGTGACGGTCGGCCAAACGCACACCTCCGGGACAGTTGGCGGATACACCGCCTCCCAGTTCTTGCAGATGGAGACGGCCGCCACCGGTGATGGTGAAGTCATCGGAGTGCGCAGCCACGCCGGTATCGTCGCGTACACCAACATTCCGATGTCCAGCAAGTACCAGGCCATGATCCTGATTGAGCGGTTCGCGCTCGATGAGACACCAACCACCGATGGTGTGTTCTTCATTGTCATGGGCGGAAATGTCAACTCGACAGGTACAACTGGTGGCGACCCACAAGGATGCCTCGTCAACTTCGTCACAGGCACATCCAGCACACCTTTCACAGTGGGTTCCCCCGCGCCATCGTTCCTCGGCTACACGGCAGACCGGTCGTACATGTCGCAGGCGCCGCTGTTCTTCATCCAGCCGTACGGCGGATACGACCCTCTCAGCCTCGTCTTCCAAACCGGCGGCCAGCCCCTCGGCGTGGACAACGCCGTGTTCACAGGAACGATCAAAGGCGCCCAGGCGGTGTTCCGCACCCCCAACGGGTCCCGATGGGCGTCAGTCTCGTACGTCCGCCCCGCGATAAGGATGGGATGACATGGCCGCCCCCACACCCACGGAGATCACCAGCGCCACTGCTGTCGTACACGAACACGTGTCCGCTCCGCACATGGGTTTCGACTCCGGCGAGCCACGGGAATCGCTGGTGCCGTTAGAGGG